ATTACGCCGATGAATTTAACCATTTTGTCCAAAGCCTCAGGCCATGTCAGGGGTTCCTCAAAGGTGAACTGATATTGGTTACCGTCTGAGTGCACATACGACAGGGTGATGGTTGCTTCTTGTGCTTCAAAATCATCGTTCATCGCCTTCTCCTTGAATGGTTCCGTTGGCCTTGCGGCTGGTGAGTTTGTCCAAATTCTTCTGAGCAATGTCCACCAGGGACATGTTGTAGTCGGCTGCGATGGCTGCCAGCATCCACATAATGTCACCAAGCTCTTTCTGAACATTCTCAGAGTATTGCTCCTTCATGCCATCACGAATGCTTTTGGCGACAAGGCTGTGAAGCTCCCCCACCTCAGCGGACAGGTTGAGCAGGGCGTACATGGTGTCTGCCGATGCTAGTCGGAACCCCATAGCCTGCTGTTGATAGTCGTTCAAATTCATTTCTTTTTCCTTTGTGCTTTCTCTGCTTTAGTCTTCTCTGCGTGACAAGGCTTGCAGAGCACTTGGTAATTATCTTCCTCACAGAAGAGGCGGTCAACAAAAACATCCCAAGAAACAAAACCTTTTTCAGGGTCTACCACCGGCTTGATGTGATCCACCTGAATGTCTGTGCTTGTGAAAAGCTGACGACAGGCGGCACATTTGTAGTGGTTAGCTAGTTTGTTTGTTTTCTTGTTGACTTTCTTTCCTACAAGGGCTTTCTTTAGGGCTTCAAACTTAGGAGGCCAGCGCCTAGAAGCAGTTCTCAGGGCAGATGTGACAAACCCTTTAAACCTTGCTGGTGTCCACTCTCCTGCGTTATATTGCCTTAGCTTGGGGGTTGCCATAGCTGCCCCTCATAGCGAGACAACCACAGAAGCTGCCCATTCTCCACTAAATGCTCATGCGTTTCCCCAGCTTTGTCATATGCCTCACACACCACCTTGTACATGGCTTCTTCTGTGTCGGCTCCTTTAAGGAGCTTTTCAGCCTTCTTAGGGCCAATTCCTTTGATTCCCTTGATGTTGTCAATACGGTCACCTTGAAGAATCTGGCTGTAGAAGTTGCGTAGGCTTTCTGTCTCATCTAGGAAGTATTCTTTGTCCTGCACCGGGTTGTAGTGCCAGCCTGGGAGTTGGTCGAGGTCTTTGTCAACATGAACAATGATGCCTTCAAAGGCGGCTGCTCGTGTTGCCACTTCATCGTCTGCCTCACAGTTTTCTGACACGCTTGCCCCCAATGCTACAAGATGGCTACGAAGCTCTTCATAATATTTAGGCTTGTCTAAGTTTTTACGGTTGCCCTTGTAAGGCACCGTCTTAGCCAGCCCATAACGGAAATTGGTTTTTCCTGTTATGAAGGCCTCGTAGTCTTCGCATTTCAGCCGTTTATAAACAATGTCGAACAGATATTCCATTAGTCTATTCTTGGCAATGGTGGCGGTTTCTGTTTCACCACAACTAAAGCCAATGCGGTAGACAAGGAAGTCAGCATCGACAAAGGCTACAGACGGCCTTTCCTTCACAGAGCCATGTCCTCTTCTTGTTCCTTGTCTTCAGGAACGTAAGTTTTCAGCTGAGTGACTACCAAAGCCTTCACAGACGGGGCCAGCCCGTGCTGCTTTGACATGCGGTGTTCGTAGGCCGACACCAGGGCCACGCACTTAGAGCCGTTGCCAATGGCGTCCACCTCGACGCTGTTGTCTTTCTCATCCACAGGCTCAAACTTGAATTTGCTCTTAGCAACAATGTAGTTACCCATGTTGTCTTTGTATTTCACTTTAATGCCCATACCTTCCAAAGCTTCCTTTGCCTTTTCAGACAGGTTGCCGATGGTGCATTCATACTTATTTGTGTCGCCAAACTTCGTATTAAATTCTCCCATCCACTTCGACCAGAAAAGTTCACCGGATACGCGAACGGGTTTAATCAGATTTGTCATGTTGATAGTCCTTATCAAAAGTTGGTGCTGCTAGTAGGAATCGAACCCACAACCTACCGCTTACAAGGCGGTTGCTCTACCGTTGAGCCATAGCAGCGATTGGTGTAGCTGGTCGGATTCGAACCGACACGCCCAGGGCGGGAGATTTTAAGTCTCCTGCGGCTACCTATTACGCCACAGCTACGGGTTCTTCAGCAGGGGGCTGCTGAGCCTTAAACTGGCCGTCCATCTTTGCCAGCACCACATAAGCACCCGTTTTAGTGGGAAGCTCACCCAGCACTTGCATGATGAACATAGCCTCGTTTTCTTCAAATTCAAACGTCATACCATTCTCCTTAATGAACACGTTCTTCGTCGTCAAAATCCCGCTGTGCAAGGTCATTCACAGCAGTCACCATAATCTGAAATACTTCAGCCATTGTAAGGGAAGCAGAACAGATGATAGAGAAATCTTTTTCGTTCACTGTGATGACAATCTTTCCGATTTCGGGATTGTCACTTTCTGTGGCTTTCGACATATTCTGCTGCCTTTCTTAGAAGTTCTGATCCGTTAGGATGCTTAGTGTGTTTCATACCAGTTGGCTCCCGTCTTTCCCTCAGCAGCTACAGGACAACGAAACTTCAAGATTTCTCCTGCTTGAGCAGCAGATTGTACCACAGTTTCGAGAACTTGTGAAGCATACTCTGGTTTCGTTTCAATTTGAACTTCGTCGTGTACCCAAGCAACTAATTTGTATTGAATTTGTGCTTCCTCAAGCCTTTCCGTAAAGCAGACAATCCATTGTTTCGCAATGATCGCACCGGCTGCTTGCAAAAGCGTGTTGAGAGCAGAATGTTCTGAACGAATGATAAGCTGACGTCCATCAAGACCCGGAATCCTCCCCTTCGCAGCATACCTAGCAACCTTTTGCTTGAGTTTTGCATAGGCAGGAACGTTTCGTTCAAAAGAATCAATAATTTTTTTTCCTTCCGCCGCTGAACCACCAATAATCGAGCCAATCTTCGGTGGCGAAGCTCCGTACAAGGTGGCGTATAGTACTGTTTTTGCAACATCGCGTGTACTAACTCCAAATGCTTTTTGGTTTTTTGTATGGACATCTCCATTAATCACCTCATTTATGTATTCAGGATCGTTCAGGTAGTGAGCGAAACAGCGCAACTCAATTCCAGAAAGATCAACACCAACAAGAACATTACCAGCGTCAACTGTCCAAACTTTACGACACTCAGGGCCATACTCAGAACGTACAGCAGGAACCTGAGCCATGTTAGGACTATGATGTGCTGCCCTACCTGTCACGGCTCCATTGGTAATCACCCTGCCATGCACCCTGCCATCAGGCTTCAGGCATTCAAACCAGCTTTCAATTTGTGCCACACGTTTTTGCAGGAGCAAATACTTGGCAATGGTTTGAGCTTCTGGGATGTCCACCTTGGAGAGCACTGCCTCGTCCACCACAGGCTGTCCTGTCTCTGTAAACTTCGCAGGCTTCCAACCTAGCTCTTGGAGCTTTTCTCCAATTTGCTTTCTGCTTCCTGGGTTGAAAACAATCTGGGCTGGCTTGAGAAGCTTTCCTGTTTTCTCAGAGACTCGTTCCTTTTGGTAGGGAGGCCACCGCTGCTGCATTTGTTCATATACGATGTCCATTTCTCTTTTGATGTCAGCAAGAAGCATGGTTGCATATTCTACATCCAGTTTAAATCCATTACGTTCCTGTTCAGCAATGATGAAGGCCACTCTATGCTCTAAATCAATGCTCTCCTGAGAAAACTCTTTTGTCTTCAATTCCTTTTCGAGGTGAAGGAAAAGCTTACATGTAACACTGACGTCCTGGGCACAATAGGCTGCCATAACGTCAATGGCAGGGCTGTCAAAGCATTCACCTGGGTAAGCTTCTTTGCGACCTACAGCGCCCTCCCAGGCCTCTTTGTAGTTAATCTTCCCGTCGCCCAGGCTTTCTCCCCAGCTTTCCAAGCTGTGGCCTTTCTCGCGGCTCGGCTCTAGCAGGCGAGACAGAATAAGAGTGTCGATTGTCCTCTTCAAAGTAATCGGGGTCTTCCATAATTTGCTCAAGTGATGCCCGTCGAATCCGATGAAGTTGTGGCCGATTATCGACGTAGCGTCCTTTATATAGTCCTGAAAGTTGCTTGCCTCGTTCCATGTGTGTTTCTCGCCTGTGTCAATGTCTTGAGTGCATACCACCCAGATGGTGTCATGCTTGAGGTTGGTTTCAATGTCTACCACTATCCTTTTGGGAGAGGCGGTATGAGTCATATTCTTCCTTTAGATTCTCGTGGGAGTAAATTAGCTCTTCGTACTTCTTTTTAAGTTCTTCGTGTTCTACAGCCAATTTCATGTGTCTATTGATAAGGGTTTCCAAGTCCATCATAGCGGCTCATCCTCATAAAGCTGGCATTCTACCAGATACCCTGTGTCACGTTCGTAACGCAAGCCAAATCGTTCACCAGTGGCGCTCCCTGCGAAGCGATCTTTCAACACCCTAAAGGTGGTGGTCTGTCGCTGGACAGGGTCAGGGTGCTGTTTGTCTCTTTCCAATCCGAACATGTAATGGCTCCAGCGGGCTATGGCGCGACTGCCAGTGAAATGCTTTTCCAACACCCTGCCGCCTTCCTCGTGGGCCTTTCCTTCAGGGGTGGTGAGGTGGG